GGTCTGTCAGGGCGCTGTGTTCGACGTTTGCCAAGAGACTCTCTCCTAATTAAATGGGGGAGGGATTAACCACTCACAGTGGAGGCTCCCTCGGGCCTTTTGTACGCTTAAGTGTCTTTCATCAACCCGTGGGCTTCCAACACATCCAAGATGGAAACTACGACAACACGCAGCGCAGTTACTTCGTTCTCAAGGAGAGCCAAAGAAGCATACGCATCGTCGAGGTCCGTAGCAGCGTTACTAGTAACTGTAACACCTTGTGCAGGAGTAGCTGCGGTGATGTTAGTAATCGCACCCGGATCAGCAATCAGAGTCTGAGCTTCCCCAATCATAGGGTCGCCCGACTTATCGGACATCTGACTGTTAGCCTTGTTAGGATTAGCCATTGTTTAGCTCCTCCTTACGGGTTCAACTGGATGTATTCAATGACCAGCTTCGCCTTACCGGCGGTGTACGGACCCGTAGTCACCGTCGAGTAGATGTAAGAGTCGATAGCCATATTGAGAACGCCAGCCACGTCTGCACCATTACAGACCACACCAGCCGTATCAGTCAACTGAGCAATGCTCAAGGTAGCGTCGATAGCATCCAAGTCGAGGACGTTACCAGCGATATCCTTAAAGCCCAAGTCCAACGTTGCAGCACCAGCCGCAGCGAAGGTGGTCTCAGTCGTAATCCAAGCACCAGTAATGAACGCACCGAGAGGGATATAAGCATCCTGATCGCAGTAACCATTCTTGGTACCGTCGTTGTTGAGGTCGGTAGTCGGGCCGGGGAGCTTGTCCCAATCCAACGGAACGACCATGTACTCTTTAGGTCCGACGTTACCCGCCTTACCCAACATACCCGAAGTCTCTCGGGCCTGATCCTGACCAAACCGAACGGTAAGGCCATCAGCATTTTGCCATTGCGCCATTCTCTATTTCTCCTTAGACAGTGGTGTACGAAGGAACGACAACCATGTTCTCAGGACGGAACAGCTTGAGGCCGTAACGGGCAGTAGTGACGAACTCATCACGCTGCTTTTTCATGTTGAACTCAGTGTCAACCTGTGGCATCTGACGCCACGCACCTTTGATCGGGGAAACACCGGGGGCTGCCGAGAAGAACAGGTTCTGTGCAAAGCCAGCAACTGCAACAGTCTCCAACGTTTCCGTCGGGTTGGACTGAAGGTGGTTGCTCTCATATACATCAAAGCCGTAGATGTTCTTCACAAAGCGCATACCGGAGGCAATACCATCCGATACGATACCTTCCCAACGAGGGTTATTAGAAACGTTAACCAAGTTGGTCGAGGTGTTCATCGTGTACTCAACAGAGGGGTCCACGATAGCGATCAGGTTGGTGTCCGGTACGTTAGCCTTTTTCAAGGACAGACGGGCACGGGCAAAATCCTCGATGCTCATAACGTTGCTAGTGCCAGTAGCCACGTAACGGTGCTTCTGACCGTTAATGCTATTGGTGCCAGCAGCGGTCTGACCATTGGGGCCAACCTTCAGGATGTCACCTTCAAGGCGAACCATGAGGGCGCGCTCCTGCTCAGGAACGAACTTGGACATAAGCTGGTTAGCATAGAACAAATCCTGCTGTGCCTTACGGGTGATGTAGTTACCACTCGACAGGTACTCAGTGATCGTGAACTGGAACTCACCAGTATCCAAGGGGCGGAAGACAATATCAGTGTCCTCAACGTAGTCGTCAACATCGCCCGTACCGATACTCGGAATGGTGAACGTGTCCCCGTCAGGGAAATCGGTCATCCAATCCACATACGTCATCGCCATAAGCTCGTCGCGCAAGATTTCCTTAAGCTCGTTCGACCAGACTTCGCTGCGAATCAGGGCAGTTGAATTTGCAGTAGTATGCATATCAATCTTCTCTCATTCTGTTAGTTGCCAAAAAACGCTGGACCCATAGACATCCTATCTTTGAACATCTGAGCTTGGACATCGACAGAATGGTACAAAGCCTTATTCTTTCGACGTAGCTCATTGTAATAGGTGAAGTCATGTTTACCGGCGTTACTGATTGTACCAGCTTCAGACCGTTGAGTTTTTCCTAGCAAGGTAGAACCTTCCTTTGCATCGGAACCAATGAGTTTAGCGAACGCCTTCGGGTTACGACTGGCAATTTCTTTCAACTCATCAACAGACATACCCAATTCAGAAGCCCGACTATGGAGAACTGTTGCGGCACCTTGGCCGTAGTTAGTCTCTAGAATCTTATCTGCTTCTGCCAGATTCTTCTGGCGGGTAGTCAGTACCTCACGCTCGTTAACGTGGCTTTCGATCAAGGCTTTTAGTTTGTCTGCGTCAAGGACCGGATCGGTGTGATCGGGAGCTGTCTTCTCAGCAACTGGAGCCTTCTGGTCTCTGACCAGTTTCAGTAGTTCATCGACTTTAGCCGAACTAGAAATGTCCTCTTGCAACTCAGCAATCTGACGCTGAAGGTCTACAATAAAACGATCCGATTCGATCTTACCCTTAGCCAAATCCTGTGGAGTCTTAAACTTCTTATCTTCTCCAACAAGGTGGGTGAACGGGTCATCGATGTTTTCCTCTGGGGTGGTTCCCTCGGGCTTAGTGTCAAATGCCGACATTGGTTTAGTCCTCTTTGATTAGTTTCAGCACTTCGGTTAGTGCCCGTTGGTAGCCATCTAGATCGGCTCGGTAGAAAGCCCAAGATGCTCTGTCATAATCAGCCGCAACTGGTACCTTCTTCTTTGCCTCTAGAATCCCTGCCAGTCGCTCGAATGCTTTCTGAGCTAAGGCGATATCTTGTTTAACGCGGTCTCTTTTCTCTGCGTCTTTGGTTCCATTAAACCAAATCTCTTGCATCAAATTTTCCTTGAACGAGGTTTCACCTTAGTTTTCTCGGAGACTCGCTTCTTCTGTTTCGCCCCACCCAGAACCCTGCTTACGAAATCATCGCTCAAACGCTTGTCCCGCTGCTCTCTTTGTGTGAAGAACTTATCGGTAATCGAACGTTTTACTTTTGCTTTAGGTTTAGTTGGGGCTGGCATAGCGTCACTTCGCTTTCTTAAACTTATTGGTATTCTTCTGGGCAGTGTTCCTACCGTTAGCCGGTGCGCCTAGAAACTTCTCGATGATACCAGTGCGTTTAGGTTTCGAACCTACAGCGGGTGTCTTTACCGTAGTCCTCTTCGGTGCTACCTTACGTGCCATTCTCGCAGACTCCTTCAAATACGTCTCTGAATCTTAGGTTGCTTAGTTTGTCCGCTCTCAGACTTAGTTCAGAGACGGTTGGTAGATATGGTCTTAGAGAACCACATGTAGCCCTAGTCCCTAAAGGCACCGTGCTTACGCAACCGCTCATTAAGCTCATCGTCACTAAGACTGCCCCCCACCCTACGAGCCGCATCTGCCGCCCTGTCCTGTGCATTGACAATCTCCTTAAAGCTATCCTCAGCCTGCTTTACCTTGACACCAAAGCCGCCCCACTTCTTTGCTGCAAACATAAGGGCAACGAGTAGAACGACAATGGTGCCGAAGATAATCAGACCAGTAGACATTAGACGATTGGCTCGTCAGTAATGAACCGCAGTACGATATTGACTACAGCCATGATACCGCCAACGAGGGCGAGTTGTGTTGCCTCATCGAGGCCAAGGTCTACGCCGAATGTGGTAGCAAGTACTGCTGCGAATGCAAGTACGTTGGCCCACAAAGTCTTAGATGCCCAGAAGGGCTTTCCAGTTTCCATAGTTATAGTCCCTCTTGAATTGCTACTTGCTCTTCTTCTTCACTCTGCACTGCTACCTCTTGAGCCAGCCGCTGTGTTTCCTGCTGCTCAAAGATTGCAATGTTGTCCCCGAACAGGGACGGCTCATCTAACTCAGACGTGAGTATCCTAGCAAACTGTTTACCACTCATGTGAACGCCAATGGTGGGGTCCTGCTTAAGCCCGGCAAGAGCCTGTAGATTCTGTACACGTAGGGCACGTTCAGAGAAGTGCCTTGCCCCTAGTGGCTGCATCTTACCCTTGGCAGTGATGTCCTGCCGAGAGACACTCTTGAACAAAGCAATACCAGTGTCGTCATCAGTCATACGTACTAGGTCGGACTCGTCTAGGTTGCGCCGTCCCACCTCTAACATATCATTCAAAAGCTGCTCACCAAACGTACGCTCTAGGTGACTCGCCTTGTGGGAGAAGATACGTGACGCACCTTCGGAGATAACTCCTACTTCGAATGCTGTCTTTTCTCCCGGTGTGCGGATACCCATAGCAGAGCGTGGGGCACCAGCTAGTTCTTCCATCTTGTTAGACAGGTCTAGAATCTGGTTGTCGGCATTGAGGGCTATGGCTTCAGGGTTTAGGTAGCCAACGGAACCCTCTTCACCAAGGTAGATTCGTTCTCCGAGATCATCCCCGAACTCCTGAACGTCCCCTTTGATGAGTAGTTTAGGGTAGGCAATCTGGTCGAAGACATCAGCCTTCAGATTCTCAAGGTGGTCGATACGATACTGCAAACCAACGAGATTCTCAAGAGGACCCATACCGTAGAGGTTGTCTGGGCGCTGCCGCCATCCTGCGTGTCGTATAGCAGAGGCCCCTAGCCAAGAAGGGTTAACAATGTTTCTAAGGACACGAGACCTATCAGCCACAGTAATGATACGGTTAACCTGTAGCTCATCTGTTTCATGGTTGTACACATCTCCAAAGAAGTGGAGTAGCTCCACAGACCCCGAAGAGAAGTAGTTGGTAATGGAACTGAAGCCATCAGCGATGTACCCGTCACTCTTGCTGAACTCGGAGTCCTGAGAGGCGATGGAACCACGTACGGTCATCATCTTCTCGAAGGCTCCCTCCATCCAGATGTTAGCCGGATCGGTACTAATCCTCTTCTTCAAATCTCCAATCGACACAAGCTCTTTGATAATCTTTGGGGTGTTGTCGAAGTCATCAGCAAGAGGATTGAATACGATATCATACGGGGAGATGCGTCGTAGTTTCGGGCCGGTGTACTTAGTGATTAGGTTTCCGTCACCTGCGTCTACGAGATCATTAACGTAGTCAACAGTAGCAAAGCAGTTTCCTGTGTCGATCCAATCTAGGATTAGACGAGAGAACGTATCAACGAAGCCACTCTGGTTAACCTTAGTGTCAACGTAGGCGTATACTACTCGGCGTATCGCTGTGGAGTTAGACAGTCTATCAGAGCCTACCCACTTGAACCAAGCCCGAGAAGGGAACAGGGCGGCGAAATAGTTAGCGTGTAGGTTATCCCTGATCTGGCAGAGCTTAGGGGTAGTGGTGGAGTTAGACCAAGGGAGCTTCTTGTTTGACGTAGTGCGGGTGTCGGTGGCGAAGAGGTAGTTACGTAGCTCCTTCCACTCTTCGATCTTGGCCTGACGGTAGGTATTCCACTCACGCCAATTCTTGCCGATAGCAAGAGCATCGGTGTCAGCGTCTAGGAACTGCTCGATATCTAAAACTGCTGGCACTAGAATGCTCTCCCGCCGAATCTAGGATGATACACTACGTTAGACTGCTTCTGTACATTCAGTCCTAAGTGCATTGTTGGTTTGATAGCTATCTCCATCGCGGACGCTAGCGCATCCTTGATGTCGTCATGTGGAGGATTAGAAGATACAAGCTCATCCTCTAGCTCCTGCCAAGACCCACCCCTACGGTGGAAGACCTGAAGGTTATCGTACCTAGGTTCTAGGATAGCAGCCATACGCTCCTCCTTAGACCCCGTATACCTATTCGGTCTGAACTCT